AAAAAAGTCCTTTCTCCAATATTGTACTGTTTGCCCTTGCCATTCATTCTTTAGTCCTTATTGGAATTATCTTACCATTTTTCCTGATAAAGCGAATACCCTTAGCGCGATCATTTATGCGCTGGTCTATTGAGCTTGCTGTTTTTTCAGGAAGCTTATGGGGATAAAGCTTATATTGATTTTTGCCTGTTTGTTTGAATTTGTAACCAGACTTTAATAGTTGGTTGATCTTTCTCAGGGCTTTTGGGCTCTGGCCCTCAATGACTGCCTTTTCACTCATGACTGTTGACTTGCCCACCAAGTCCTTAACCTTTGTGTTCCAATAGCCTTCAACGCCAAGGATTTCTTTTCCTGCGTCTGTTAGCTTTGTTACTCTGGTCTTATTAAGAGCTGCACCAGTATCAATGACAGTGCCATCTATTATATTACCGTTATGAATATCAAGATTAAGGCCCTCATTTTTAAATACCTTTTCACCTTCTCTGATTATCCACCCTGAAGGCTCGTCCCTTTTATTTGTAATGTATTTCTGAAGCAAACCACGCTTGGATTTAGATAGCCGGATAATATTAGTCTCGGTCATTGGTATGCCGTAATTAGGGGCATTGTCAGCAATCGCCTTGGCAACTGCGAGCTTGTCCTTTACCTCTGGGTAGCGTTTCATTAACGCCTTGCTTGCCTCAGTTCCTTTTGTGCCCTTTGGAACCTTGATAACAAAATCCTGGGCTGGCATACGCATAAAGGCTCTTGAGTCAACGCCTTCACCAATTTTAAATAGCCATTCTTTTGGGTTTTTATTTCTTTTTTCAAAGAAGCTAACAACTTTTTTTGCGTTTTTCTTTCCATCTGGATCATTAAGGATCATTTCTGCCAGCTTACTTTGAGACTTGGTAGCAACTTCCAATCCTTTCCGGATAGGAACAATTTTGCCTCCAATCTTTCTGAAAACGTACCTGGAGAGTTTTACGCTCATTAGTCCTCGGTAATTTCTTTAATTTCTTGAGCAATTTCTTTTGCAGTATCGGCAATCGGCTTAGTGGCTGCTCTTGTAAGATCAACGGCAACCTCTAGTGGAGCTGTTGCAATCTCAGTCACATCAGAAACTAATCCACCAATGCTTTTAATTAATCCAAACATAAATCTCCTTTTTAAAACGCCAAGTCCTTAATCCCTTCAAGATGCTGTGCATATTCTAGGAATTTAGATTGATTGAATTGAACTTGGTATTTGTGCCAATCACCTGAACTCATCTTGTAGGCATATTCAGCTTTTCCGCGCTCGAACTTAATTACCTCAATCGGGGAGATTCCCATAAGCCTGAGATATGCGCAAAACTTTATATTCTTTGATTTCTGTAATTCAGTGCTCATAATGCTCCCACCTTGTACTTATTGTTGACCAATCCCCATAGCATTTCAAGGGAATCTGGCCCGTCATCATGCGTACCCTTTGGAAAGTCATAAAGCTGGTTCATGAACTCCTGGGATAAGTTTCTGTTGAACAGGATTAGTCCATGTGCCACTTTGGGCTCAATTGAGTATATCCGTTTTTCCTTGTTCTCAGTCAGATAGATTTCATAAAACTTAATCTGGATCATTTTCTTAAGCTCTTGCTCAATTCTTTTTCTTTCTTTGAGAATGTTATCCAGTAGTAATTCGCGGAATAAGTTTGTTTCCACCCCAAACTTAAAGTAATTAAGCCGAGCGTGTAAGTCGAATATTTCCCTGATGAAAACACTAGGCGCAACCCGCTTAAGATAAGCTTCATGAACAAATAGCCGATTCCTCTGATCTGCATAACCCGATAAGATTGATGTGAAGTCAGGCTTCTTATTTGATGTGACTTTTCGCTGGCCAGTAGAAGGGTCAATCGTCCCGTATGCCGTGAGCATATTCCAAGGGATAAGCGTGTTAGTTTTTTCAATGAACAATCCCTTTTCTTGCTCTTGATACCACCAAATATTTTCAGGGGCGAAAACCTTTTCCTCATCACTCATTGGAGAGTTTTGTTTTTCCTTCATAAATGACCGGATACCAGTTTCGATGATTTCTTCCTGGAGAGCATAATAAGGCTCTTTTTCTGGCCATAAAACTTCTGTGCCTTTTAGCATTTCAGCTTCATTTTGCATGAAATATGCTTTGGCATTTATGATCCTGTCACCATCATCCAGGTTACAATAAATGCCTTTCCATTTGTCCCATAGGTCTTTTCGTTGTGACCATGATTCGATTGCTCGATATTCTGCGGATTGATACCTGGGATTGTTGATTAGCTTTACCAGCAATGATTCGCGGTGAAGAACAGTGCCAACCAGCTCAATGTTTGTTTGTTCATCACCGATTTTGGAAATAACATCATTGTACCAATTGAGCTGCTTTTCTCTGAGCATTTCACTTTCAACTTCTTCAGAGTGTTCAATATCATCCAGAATGATTTTCGTTGGTCGAACGTCACCAAACCGGATTCCTCGCATTTCCGTACCAGAGCCAAGCGCAAGAATACGGCATGGATGATCTGCATTGTGAGCAACAAAATCTGTCGAACCAATTTTTCTGCTTGGTATAAAGTTACCGAAAGCAGAAATAAGATCATCATTGCCAATGAACTCGGATTGTATGTCTTTGACTTTTTGTACTGCCTGAGCGTCGGTGTTAGATATGATGACAATGAACTTCTCCAATCGGTAGCAAACGTCATGGATCGGCTTAATAAGAACTTTATTCGTACTCTTGGCGTATCCGCGAGGTGCGGCTGAAGCCCGACGAATAGCTCTCTCGCCAAATTTGTACTGAGCAAACGTATCTCGATGAAAGCGATTGAAAGCGTGTCGGCAATAATGCGGAAAAAAAGTGATAGCGAATAGCTGAATATCCGTAGCACACCGATGAATAAGTGCTTCCATAAAAGCATCATAGTCATTTTGTAAGTTTTGCAAGAGCCGCGAGAACTCTTCCTGGGGCAAGTTTCTTAGACTCTCCACCAGCTCCATTTTCAGATTCATCGTATCCACCGGATAATTTAATTAGCATATCTAACGCTTTAAGTCGGTCAGACCGCTTGAAGCTAAATGATTTTGATTTGGAGTAGCCATCTTTGCCATGTGATTCTGAGCGCGAGTAGGAAACGCCATCCAGGAGCCCAAGATTTGCGTCAGGCTTGATTTCAAGGTGCCCCCCTTCGCTTACCTGGACTAATTCCTCCATGCCGTCAAAAGCGATTTTAACCAGCAAATCAGTCGCTTTGTTTAAATCGAATTTGTGTAGTTCGTTGACTCGTTGCTTTTGTTTATCGAGGTGGGACTGGATATACGCAGCTATCCTAGGTTTTGCTAGGAGCGCAATAGCATGAACTCCAGCAGCCTTTTCAGACATTTTGTACCCTGCATCTAGTACGGCGCGCGTACCATTACCACCGTTCATGATGTAGTGCTCGCAGAATTGAATTTGTCGGGCGTTTAAGCCGTCTAGTGGGTTCATATATCCATCCTAACATATTTTGTATGGCCAGAATACCATCCGTAGCACCCCGACCATAAAATCAATTTTAGGGCATAATAGAACCATGAGGCAAACAATCTTAGCTTTGGTCTTGGCTCAGTTCTTGTTCTACCAGGATGAGCTGCCAATTGTGCAGGACGACGATCCTGAGCCCCAGCATCTTTCATGGGAACTTGGTGAGCCTGATAATCAGGTTGAAACTGAGGTAATATACGAACCAGCAAGCGAAGATTAGCGGTTACCTGGTTACCAGGCTAGTTACCACCTGGTAACCGCGCTATGTCATTGATTTTGTTCTTATTAGTATTATTAGTTACCAAGTTACCAGATAATAATAATAAGACCCCAGGCGAGGAGGAGGAGGAGGAGAATCAAAATATAAGGGGGTAGGGGGGGTGTACCCTGTTTTTCTGGTAACCTGGTAACTTTTCCGAAAAAGTCAATGATCTCAAATAGATGGACGATTACCAACTGGTAACTTGGCTTGGTAACTGGTAACCAAACTCACTCAAAAAGGTCGTCTGACCGTTTTCTGAGGGTGTCGATGATGTAAACCAGCTCCATGTGGGTCAGGTCGTCACCAATAAAAGTGTTGAGGGATTCTGGCGAGTCGTAGAAGGCAATGACGAATTTTGTTGATCCGGCGAGCTTTTCCAGCATTTCTTCCGGCGTTAATTCTTTTGGTCTAAATGGTAAAAGTTTATCGTCCATGACTAATTATGGCATAAAAAAAGGGCTTTTTAAGCCCTTTTCCAATGTTCTTTTGCTATTGAGTAATGACTTTTTTTACCCGTTTTGGGTTTCTTTTTTGGCTCAAAATCATCATCAATAAGCCCTTTTCTTTTGAGTTCATCAAACACAAGTTTGTTAATAATATATGAAACTGAGACATTTTCATCGTCTGCCAGTTTGCACAATTTTGAGTAAACAATTGGATTGGTAATCATTTTAAACCTCCGGCATTTTGATAATTATTCCCTTGGTCGCCGATCCGGCGTTATAGCCTTTTATCTTCATATTCTTTCTCGGCTCAATGCAATATTCCTTATCCCTGGTTAGGATTCTGGCGTAGTCGCTCCACTTGGGAACGATCTTTTTGAGCTTGGAGCTATTGGATGCCAGGAATAGGCGTTTGCTATCAATTACCCTGATTCCTAGTGAAGATAATAGGGCGGTAAATTGGCATGAATTACCATCCCCATATTCCGGTTTGGATTGATTGACCATAACCTGTTCAATGATCCTGGCGAGTGTCTTATTCTCACGAATATCAGGGTTACAGTTCATTATGTCGTGGTAACAAGATTCTGAGTCCTGGGATTGGTTTGATTCCATGTAATCGGATTGGATCAATCCATAGGTTTCTACAACGCTATCCAATTCTGCTGTTGTGATCGGCTTTCTGGATGAATATACCCAAAAGCAAGCCACGGCTGCGGATAGCTGATCTGCGAGGCGTGATTCCATCCGGTAATGGTCGCGGAAATGCCTTTTGCAAATATTGATGCTGGATAGGATGCTTGGGATAGCATTAAAAGCTGTGGTGAATAGGTTTGCCTTATCTTTTGAGATTAGGCTGAAAACGGTGGAGAGTTCATCAAACTGCTCTGCGGTCTGATTCTTTGGTGGTGTGATTTCCACCACGAAGAATCTGGAAGCGTCTGCTGAGTTAAAATTCACGGTCTGGATTGATCCCATGAGGAATAGGCATTGGGTGTTGGTTCGGATTGCATCACCGTGAGCTGATCCTCTTAGGACTTTGGCTTCACTGTTTGTGCTCATTTGTCGTGCGAGTTCCATGATTCCATCAATACGGCCAGAATCCGGCTCAGACTCATCAAAACAAATTGCGCGAGCATTGTTCTTTAGTTCCTGGCGAATCCCTGCGGCGGTCGCGTTCATGGTTAGAAGGGAGTTTGGAACCAATTGGCTGCACCACTTAACGATTTCAGACTTTCCGTTTCCTCGCTGTCCTGTGAGCCATAGGTGAAAACGCCAAGGTAATACTGAGAAGATTTGTGCTTGGATGATCCACGCCGAAAGATAAAGGTAATCCTTTGGGTTTTTGTAATGGATATTCATGAATCCGGTTAATAGGTAATCCAGCTCATCTTGATCTAATTCTCTTGAAAGAGCGTGTTCTGATTTGACCAATTTTTGGTAATGGTACTGAGAGATTGGATTAACCTTTGGCAGTATTTCCTGGCCATTGTTTACGATGAAGTGTGAGCCATCTTCCCAAACGCCGATTCCACGAACTTTCTCAGGATTGAATAATCCGGCCTGACGGCACTGATCCATCAATTTGCTGGCCACTTCTTTCCAGGGAACTATGACGTTATCACTCTCCTCATCTTTTATGCCGTAGGTTTTTTTCCACCATTCAACGGGAATTAGCTGGAGCATATTTAGTACGTTACTGTGACCGGATGCTGATATTCTGATAATTTGGTTATTATCCGATGAAGAGTAATAATACTCTGATTCCATGTATCCGAGGCAATGAAGCTCAGTGAAGTCTAGGCGATCAATTGCCAATTGTTCACGGAGTTTATCAATTCCCTCGAATTGGTGAAGGTCATTGAAGTCACTCCAGGCATCGTTCTTTATGCCGAATTGAGGAACCCTGATAACTATGTTGGCGTTTTGCTTTTGTGCCTGACGGGCATATTTTTCCCCCACGCCGTTTTTGTCGCGGTCGGCGCAAATGACGATCCGGCAATCCGGCTTGATCTTTCTTAGTTCTTTAATCGCCTTGGGTATGTTTCCGGCGTTAAAAACGCAAACGGATTGATTTGCCGGAAATGCCATCTGGATACTGGCGGCGGTGGCAAAGCCTTCTGAAACATAAATGACTTCTGAATCAACCTTAGTCAGTGGGCAAAAACCGTATTCAATCTCAATTCCACTTGAAAAACGCTTTTCAAACTTTCCGGTTAATTCATTTTTGAATATGCGCTGGACTCCAACGAACCCACTTGAGTTATAAACGGGTATGAGTAGGACTTCATTCTGGTCAACTCTTGAGATATAGCTATCTGTTACGCCTTTATAATCCAGGTAAGGATGAAGCTTTCCGGCGGTGGCACGGGCAAAAATGGGCTTCCACTTCTCGCGGCACTCTTTATGCTTGCGCTGCTTTTCCATTTCCAATTTGGCATTGGACTCCTGGACGTGCTTTTTATAGTTCTTGATGAAATTACGGTCTTTATTGAGGCTGGTATCCCATGAATTTATGGTGTGCTGGTCGCCTTGTCTCCAAGAGCCGTAATTGATCTGGGAATATGAATTGCCCTTGTATTCCCATGTGTGCCCAACGTACCAAACATGGTCTTTATCCCCTGATCGGTGGATTTTACCATCCAGTGTTAATGCGGTAATTTTTTCAGCATATCTGCTGTTGATTTCTTGAATAGCATTTTCTATTATCATCGTGACTCCATTGGTCTGGGGTTTTTAAGGGTCAGTTTAAAGTAACATTTAATCTGGCCCTTATTTGTTTTGAAACATCTTCTTTATCCCTGCACAAAATGTAAAGCACTCCCATTGAATGACAGAAAGCTTGCCATGCTTTTTGTTCTTTTGATTGCTTTGCATTACCAGTTTTAAATTCAATCTCTATGATTAGCGTATATTCCGAAAGTGGAAGCCATCCCCAAGCATCTGCCATTCCAGGCTGATTGATCTTTATTGGCGTGTTGTTTGCCGTATAAAAAAGCCCAACGTGACGCTGGAAAATTCTTATCTTTGGAAATTTCTGTTGGGTGAATAGGATTGTTTCTTGAAGCAATCTCTGGTGTTCAGCGTATTTATTCATGGTCGTGTGGATTTACAAAAAAGTGGATATGAAAAAACGGTGTTTCGATTAAAAATTCAAGGTTAGACCATAGAATAAAATCAATCCTAAAAATAGGTGGAGCGATTTTAAGTGCCAGGTCTGCTTTTACGCAATAACCGAAAAAATGCCTGTGTGCCATTATGCCAATTGCTATGAGTGGTTTAATCATTCCGATTCCTTTATTCGCCACTATGGGCGGGTGTTAAAATAAAACTTCTCTTTCGGCATCTTCTTTTATTTGCGCTTTGGCGTCCTCAAGAATACCTATCAACTCATCGGTTATTTCTTTTGTCCAGTTCATACCAAACTGATCGTCGAGTGCCCTACCAAGCTTCTCAATGACACTTATCTTTGTGTCAATGGTAAGCTCCGGCGCTCTAAATATCTCCATTATTTCCTTCACACTTCCTCCTTAACTAATTCTTTATGCTTGGATAAAAATTCTCTGGCGTGGCGACCGGCCACAAATCCTTTGTGAGAGTCTCTAAAAACATCTTCATGATCGTCGGCTAACATGGAGCTACACCGATTGCTTGTCTCGGCAGACCAATGATCTTTTTCACCATAAAACTCCGCCATATTTTTTGCATCCTTCACAAGGGCGCGTAGCTTGGTGAGTTCTTCTAGCTCTCCCCGAACTATTGCTGCTTTTTGCTTATACAGATCATCGTGAGACTGCTTATAGTGAACCAACAGATCATTTACCTGTGAGATGATAGGTTCTTTTTTAAAATCTTCGATGTTACTAATCGCGCTCATTCTTTCTCCTTATTTGCTTTGACTACGATTAAACACCATAAGCCGACCGTTAGCACCACAGGAGGAAGAAGAACTATCCAATCAGTAGGTAGTCTGTCTGTAAATAAGCCGAGAACCAGTATCCACAAGCTACCAGTTGCCATAAAGGAAATAAGCACAAGTGAAACTATAAAAATAAACTTAAAAAAGATCATTGTTTCTCCTTTTCTTTTTCCAGTAGCTCAATTTTTGCAAGGAGTTCGATCTCGCGCTCTTTAAATCTTTCAATTTTATAATCTGGAATAAAGTATCTCGGAGAGTCTTCATCTTTATACGCTTCATACCAATCTCCGTACTTGCACGACTCTGCCAATCTCTCAAGTGCGATTCGCTCGCCTGATTCTTCACCAGCGATAAAGCCATAAATAAACCCAATCGGCTGACCACAACCACCTTCAGAGTCTTGAGTCTGTTGATCTAAGTAGGCTTGCCTTGCTCTGTCTTTGACGGTTTCTTGTGGTTTCATGTTGATTCCTTCTTGCTGGCGAGTTCTGGGAAATCTAGCAAATAGGATTGCCATTGAACTATTGCGACATCGTTCATTTGCTGGTCTTTCACAGAATAGTCAGTCAAAAGAATAAGGGATTCTAATTTTTTAATTCTTTCATCTTTCTCCATAATCTCTTTGGCACTTGAAAGGCGAGCTGCGTCCCATGCTCGACGTTGATACGATGTAGCCATTTCAACATGATTTTGGTCAGTCCACTCTCTGCTGGTTTTTCCGCATAATAAGTCTGTGTCCCAATATTCTTTTTCATAGTCCTCAAATTTTTCGTGTACCTGACTCAGCATCCATTCTGCGCAGGCTTGCCATGCTCTTTCACATAGGTCATGGATTAAAATACTTTGGTCGCCACTAAGATTATGCGCCTTCCATGTCTTACAAGCTTCTTTGATTTTATCTTTCATAAAATTTTCTCCTTTTATAATTTATACAAATTTTGCACCAACTAAGCTAATTATAAACAATCCCCTTTTGCTTTTGCTGCGCTATTACTTTAGGTACGAATTTAGGTATATTGAAATCTTTTTGATATTTCATAGCTGTCTCACCAAATTTTTCAATAAGCTTAAAATACTTCCAATTTGCCTTGAATCCTTTTAGCTTTTGAACCGTATCCAGCTCTGCCAATGTGTTTTTAATCAGCTCAAATTCATCATAAGGTCGCAAGCTTCCATCTGCTGTTTTAACAATTCTCTCCCTGGTCTTCTCATTACCGCATGAAGGGCAAACTGATAATTTTGCTGAATAGGCATAAAAACATGATGTGCAAGTCTTGATAAGTGGACGCTCTTTTTTAGCCTTTTCAGAAGTTTCCTTATCCTCTTCTTTCAATGCCGCATATCTTGGCGCGTATGGCTCTCCATGCCTTCCGGTGTTACCACCATGATCCAGGATTATGGCCCTGGTCTTGATGTATTCCGGCTTGTCGTAGCCGCAAACAGGGCAAGCTGGGGAGTTATCGTAGCCGGATTGGCATTTGCCGCATTTTCTATATGGTCGCAAAAGCCTCCCCACTTGCTGAATATAAAGAATTTCTGATTTTGTGGGCCTTGCCATGATTCCAATTTCTGCCTCTGGAATATCAACTCCGGTGGAAAAAATGTTCACATTGCATAGGACTTTGATCTGGCCACTCTTTAGTTTGGCTATGGCAAGATCACGCTGATCCTGCGGAGTGGATTCATCACAATGGACGGCTGGAATGTTATTTTGATTAAATTCATCTGCCAGCTTGATGCTGTGGTCTTTATCCACTCCAAAGCAAAGGGCTGGCTTACCACCACCCTTTTCCTGGTATGTCTTAACCACGTCGCCAATAATTTCCAATTTTGACATTTTTTCAGAAAGTGGCTTTGATTTGTAGTCACCAGTTTTTGAGTCTGTGGCTATGTCTGATAAATCCACTTCCGGTGGAATGAATAGATCACAAGGAACAAGAAATCCCATATCTCTTAGCTGAAATGCCTGGATTGGATTAACACAACAAGTCCAAAAATCATGAACTTTTTTGCCTACTGGAAACGGTGAGGCCGTTAGACCAATATAAAGAGGGACGTTAATCTTAGTAAAAAAGTTTTGATACGATTCTGATGTGGCATCATGGCACTCATCAACAATGCAAGCTTTGAATCTTGTAAGGAACGATAGATCACGGCGAATGACGGTATCTATTGAACAAATTTGAAGATTGCAAGATGGATCGAACCCTGCCGAGTTACCCATAATGACTGATGCTTTAATGCCGCATTTTTCAAAATGATTTTTTGTCTGGAATATCAATTGTCGTCTGCGCATGACAATGATTGTTGGACTTCCACTTTTTAATAGATTTGCTGTCAAATTTAAAAATATGGCACTTTTGCCGCCTCCTGTTGCGAGCCAAAACAATATTTTTCTGTGTCCTTCAGCGTATGCTTTTCTGGTTAAATTAAGTCCGTGAGCTTGGTATGGTCTGGGTGTTGGTAGGCTCATAAATCCTCAGTTAAATAAAACAATTAAAATTGCTAGAAAAATTGTCAAGATAGCACCAATTTCCATAAAAACTGAAAAACTCATAAATTCTCTTGAATAAAAAGTTTTGCCTTAAATATTGATTTGCTGTTGCTTGGGGCATCCTCTATCAACTTTTTCATCAGCTCTATCGCTTTGTTCTTGGTCTGAACAAGGTTACTTATCGTGACATTTTGGCGGTGAATGGTTACCACGTTTGAATCATTAATACCCTTCATCTGGGTCATAACAAATGATCCTTTATCAACCAGCTCAGTCAGTTCTTTAAGTTTGTTTGCTGTTCCAATTGGATGGGTTTCAAAATCGTTACTCATATAATTAGTCCCTTTTTCTTCATAGAGTTTTTAACTTGTTCACATAGTTTTTTCATAAGCATATCAAGATCATTTTCTCTGATATAAATGCCATTGTAGTTGGTGGCAAATTGTGGGCATTCAAATTCATCGTAATCAATCGTTACTGGTACGGTTATCCCAAAGCCATTATTTTCAAACTTGGTTTGAGGTACTTTCTTTCTTTGATAAAGAACCGCCTGGGCAAAAATTCTTATTTTGTACTCAGATACTTCATTTGCCGATTCAACGGCTGCCTTGTTAGTCATAGTCCCTCCAGGGGTAAAAAGTTTTGATCCACTCTGCATCTGTCCCAATTTAATGTTCCTGAATAGTGTCCTAAATCGTAAAGATTTTGCCAATCACTTTGGTTCATTTTTTGGGTCAATTCCCTAAAGACGTGGATCATTGCCCAAACGTCTTCTTTTGCATCGTGGGCTTTATATTGGTAATTAAAATTTTTGGCCAATTCAGTTAATTTATATGAATTGAGCGAAATTAGTTTTTTTGCCATTGTGTGAGTCGATATAACTTTTGCTTGTCCAAATTCATTATTGAAAGCGAAGTATGCCTTATCACTTATTTGAGCCATGTTATTGGCGATTGATAGCCAATCAAAATGCCCGTGACGGCCGAAAATGTGAGCATTAGCATGACAGCAAAAGTAGCCATCAACGTGCCTTTTGAGGTAGCTATAAACGGCTCTGAGTCCCTGTAGTCGCTCTGGGAAATCAAAAGCTTCCTCTCTAGTGATTCCGTGAATCTTAGCTGCTTCTTCTTTCCAGGTATGTGGCTTGAGTTTAATATCGAGTGAATCAATACTTCTTTCATAGTCAAAGTCCTTTATAGTTGTGAAATGCGCCGTAATGATTTCACCATTTACGGCTGATTTATCTGTTGTTTCCAGGTCAAAAAAAGTGATTTTCATATTAAATAAAAAAGGGGCCCGAAGGCCCCTGATGGTTAGAATGGAATGTCATCTGCTACAAAATCAGAGTTTGGTGCTGGCTTTGTATCAGGCTTTTTAGCCGCCTTTGGAGCCGCTTGTCCCTGACGGATTCTTGCCAGGTCGCCATCAAAGCTCAATGCCTTGAAGACTGTGACGGCTTGCTTATGCTCAAGCTTGCTAACGCCTCCACGCTCGCCAACATTAACCCACTTGGCAACTTTGCGAGTCTTTTGGATTCCATCGTCTGTTGTGTAGCCTTCTTCTTCCACAACAACATAAATAGCCTCTTCAAGCGCAGGGAATAGGTCAGAAACCTTTTTGTTGGTGTCTGCCATATCTGCCAAGCTCTTGCCCTTATATCCAAGGTCTGCGAGGACTTTAAGCTGTCTCTCGGCGGTGTTTTCTGTGAGGTAAGCAATGTAGTCAATGCTTTCGCCTTCTTCGTTTTCAAAGCCAATAACATAATATGGGGTTTTCTTTTCTTTAGACTCACCCACGCCCATATCGGTAATAATGCACTTATTTTTTCCTGTTTTCATTGGTCTGCTCCTATTTGGTCAAAGTTTGCATTTTTTTATAAATGCGGTTTAGTTCACTTAGTTCTTTTCCAGCTCTTTTGATTGATGTGGCAATGCGATCCTTTTGCTCATCTGGAACCTTGGCAAAAAGCTCATCAATAGCCTTCATTACCTGGATTGCTTCAGCGTTTGCATTTGTTTCAATCTCTGGGGCTTCTTCTTTTTTCTCTGGCTGTGGTGCCTGGGCATAGTGATCCTTGATGTGCTTGACAAGTTTCGCCCATGTTCCTGACTTCTCAAATTCAATTTCATAAGGAAGCTCAAAGCGATTTTTGGCAACGTGGCTTGGTCGCTCCTCTGTATAAATCATTCTTGAGCCATCACCCAAAGCAACTTCACGGCCATCATTCAATGAAGTTTTGGCTCTCCAGTAGTTGATGAATAGAATTGCGCTAACCCAATCCTGGAAAATCGGTTTTACCTTTTTATGTAACGAGGTCGAAAAAGTGTCATAGCTTGTGAGCGTCATAGGGTCTTCATGCTTTGACTTCTCAGCGTGTGCAAGAATGACAATGTTCATTCCTTTGGCATCACGCAATGGGGCCAGAAAATTATCTCTTACGTCCAAAAACATTTCTGCCATTTTCTCGTAAGCCTTGCCGTAGCCGCCCATTGCTGTGGCCATAGACTTATTAGCTTCTTTGCCAGAAAGAATTTCTGCCTGTGCAACTTGTTCAAGTGAATCCATTGTGTCGATAACCAGTGTCTTATATGTGTGATTTTCGTCACGCAAAGCTTTTAGCTGGTCTATGAATTGACTCCACTTCACAACTTTTGGAAGTCTTGCAGAATCAATCTCGTCATTTTCTTCTGAACCAACATAGATCGGATTTGCCGCTTCGCTTGGAAGTGTTGTTTTACCAATGCCATGAACGCCATAAACTAGAATGGCAAGTGGTTTGATTTTTCTTCCTGTAATGGCCTGGGATAAGATACTCATTTACTTTACTCCTTTATCTGTTAAAGCAATTACTGACGGAACTGTTCTGTCAGGAATTTTTCCATTTTTGAACCAAAACATAATTGTGTTTCCTGAGCGATAACCTAGTTCATTAGTTACCCACGCAAGACCCTTTATCTTGATTGCAGTTTTTAGCTGCGATAAAAGGGCTTTCTGCTGACTCTTCATAATCCTCCTTATTTAATCAGTTGCAAAACTTGGTACAAGTAATGTATTTTTTTGGTACAAAGTTTGTCAACGCCAAAAAAGGAGATATTTTATGGCACAAAAAACGTACACAGTTTTGGAGTTTAACCGTTTAACACCAGTTCAAAAGGTTCGCCTGAAGGAACGCGACCCTGAGCAGTATGATCGTTTGATAAAAGAACTTAATCGTTCTTTCCCTAAAGAGTCTGATTATCAAGCTCTGGCCGAATTGAACGTGAAGAAATGAACTCAATTTATCCGCAAATTCAAATTATTCGTGGTCATTTGGATATTTTGGAGCGGTTACTTGAATCCAATGGCATTAAAAAAATGGAGCTTGGTAATGAATACCAGGCTCCAAAAACTGGTATTGAAGAAAAGCAAAAAGAATCAATGAGTGAAAGAGATTTAGTTGTTAAGTGCTTAGACTGCGCGAGAGCGAAGGGATGGGACATTGAGTTTCTTGAGTCCTTGAAACGCCACGTTTATTCAGGAAAGAGACTTTCAACAAAACAATCTGATGCACTTTTAAAAATTCAAAACACACTAGGAATATAAAGATGAAAACAATTGATATGATCCAAAACACTGAAGAATGGCACAAGCTACGCAATACGCGCTTGGGTGCATCTGAGGCCAACATTATTATGGGTAAGTCAAAGTTTTCCACTCCATTACAATTGTGGGAGCAAAAAATTGGCGAGCCAAAAGAAGGTAATTCTGAGCCTAACTTCATTCAGGCCAAGGGCCATAAAATGGAGGAGAAAATCCGCGCCGCTCTTGAGATTGATACCGGATATGACTTTCCGGCAATCGTTGTTCTTAGCGAAGAGTATCCATTTTTAATGGCTTCTCTTGATGGTTACTGCAAAGAGCTTGATGCTGTATTGGAAGCTAAATATGTTGGAATTGATTTTTACAACCAAGTAAAAGCTGGCCAGCCAATTGAGCAATACTACCCCCAGATTCAGCAGCAGTTACTTTTGACAGGTGCCAAGAAATGTATCCTTGCGGTAATGCGCGAAGATGATGAAAAAGGTCTTTCTTATGCTTCTGTTGATGTTTTGCCGGACATTCCATATATCCGTGACGAACTATTACCAGCATTGAGAAATTTTTGGGCTTGCGTGGAATCCAAAGAAAAGCCTGGATTGAGCAAAAAAGACTTGTTCGATCAATCTGATGATACTGAGCTTTCTGATATGATTACTCGCTACAAAATGCTTGAAACTGATCTTGATGGTATTAGTGCCACCCTTGATAAATTGAAAGAAGAAATCTTTAAAAAGATCAAGCACACAAGCGTAATTTGTAACGGTGCCAAGATTCAAAAGATTTCAGTAAAGGGCCGTGAGTCTTGGGACTATGCCAAGTTTTTGCAAGATGAGAAACTTGTCATTCCTGAAACTTATTTAAAAGTGGGTAAAGCATCCACTCAGAAGAAAATCACTTTTCAAGATTGATTCTATCAATGACCGCCTGGATTAAACGGGCGGTCTTTTGGTCATTCCTTTCAATTGCCAATGATTTCTGCGCACTTAATTTTGTCAAAGAGTCAGCTTTCGTATCCACTCGTTTTTCTCGTTTACCAGCATTGGAATCAGCTTTGGTATCCCGTTTTCGTCTATCCATCCACACCCCAGGATTGGCTTAGGAATGTTATTCCTGCCGTATCTCATAGCTAATGAATTATAATCCACCAGGCATCCAACAAACATATTGAATCGGGTTCCCATAGTGGTCTTGTGATAAGTGATTTCAAATTTTCCGTGAAAGTGTCCCTGGATTGCAGAAACTCCCATATCTTTCATCAATTTGCCATATCCACCAGTTTTCCCATGGCATAGATAAACAGGGCCAAAATTAGTATCCAGCAAAATTTCTTCATGCCACGAAAATCCAGGGCATTGATAAAGCTCTGGTAATGGCTTTAAAACGGCAATTGGTATCTGATGGTGCTTGGCTTTTCTCATTATCATTGAGCCATGGTTTGACTCTAAAAGATAAACCTTGGGGAAGATGTTTTGGATTCCATCCCTAACCTCTTCAATGGCTTTTTCTAATTCATGGCCAGCAGAAAATAGCTCCACTTCTTTATCGTGAAAACTCATTCCATGGAAGTCACTCTCATCACCGATATGGATGATAATATCCGGCTCCAGCACGGTCTTTATCATGTAAAGAAATGGTAAAAAATACGGGTGACTGTAAGGGCAATGAGTATCTGATATAATCAGAACTCTCTTGCCCCTGGCGTCCAGGTGAAGCAATAGAAACCTCCAAAAAATGGTTTTCTATCGTATCACTATCAGTGCCATATCCATTGAGCGGTAAGCTGTTTAACGTCAAAGTTTGGGCAAGTCTTGCCTTTCTGATCCAGGTCACGATGACCAAGAATATCAAGCTTCTTAAGATTATAGTCGGAACACAATTTTTTGCACAAAGATTCTAAGCTTTGCTTTTGTTCATCAGAAAAGCGATCTTTTCCGGTTAGGCAAATGCCTATTGAATTTGAATTATGGCCCATAACGTGAGCACCAATACGATTAACGTCGCGTCCATGATGAATCTTGCCGTCTTTGGTAATGACAAAATGATACCCAATATCGTCCTCTGTACCAGGAACGCCATCAGGGCCAGTAAAGCCACGATCAGTATGCCAAGCCCTAATAGTCTTAACATTATCATGTTGTGCCCTGTCTGAATCTGAACAATGAACAACTATTAAATCAATTTTCCGAGGCATTTATCATCACCCTTACGGCTTCCCAGAATCTTGCCACCTTGATGTAATTTGGAGTTTCCCAACCTACCATCTTGTTGCATTTTTCAATTGGATGAACCGTGACAGTGCCGCTAGGGCCAATGTATTTTTTAGAAAAGCGATAAGGTCTGCATTGGCAGTATGACTTTTCTTTATTGATTACGTCATATTGATATGTTTCTTGGCTGATTGGATCAACCGCCAATATTAGCTCAGAAACTAATACTGGTGAACATTGAGGCAAATCGGAAATTTCTGGTCTTGTTTGGCAACTAGGGAAGATTACCAAACTCATCAGAATCAGTACCAGGCTTCGCATTTTGATATTCCTCACCCTTTATCTTGGCCAGCTCGTCTTGCTTTTTTCGCTCTCTTTCTGCCATCCAATGCTGGATGGATTTAATAATTTTGGAGCCAAGCTGTTGAATCAGAGGAATCAGTAAATACTTAGCAACCGATTGTCCTAGCTTGGCCCACATAATTAACCTACTTCGCCATCAATTTTATCAGCTTGCTCAAGAGCAAACTTTTCAAGAACAGGAACGGCAACGAGTACGATGCCATCCACAAGCGGCTTTTGACCAAGCTTTGCAGATTCCTGTGCCCATTCGCCAATAGACTTAATAAGCTCTTTTGCTGCTTCCTCTGCAATGTCTAAGCCTTTTGACTTTGCAATCTTAACTAGCTCTTTTGGATCATACGCCTTTTCCATCTTGACTCTCCTCTAAAAATTTTTCCGCAATATCGCGGATAATATATCCTACTGCATACGGCACACTATAGGGACGCTTTTTTGTTAGCTTGAAATCATGCCCAAAGCCAAGCTTGTGACAGTATTCATGGGCCATGTGACCAGCTACTTCCTCAATAGTCATGGGACGAATAAACTTAAGGTTTGAATTGATATAAGTAATGTTTGGATATGTGTACCCAATGACTTTTGATAATCTTTTGGAATAAAGACGAACATCAAAATCCCACTCATAATCAATCTCAGGCTGCAAAACTTCTTTTCCCGAAATAATCACTTCATAAATTTGCTTGTTGGTTAATCCACCATTGTCTGCAAATTGAACTTTTCCGGCCCAAACATGAGACAAAATAGCGTCTTTAAATTCCTGGGAATTTACAACCACTTCAAGGATTACTGCGGCGGCAAGTATTTTTTTACGATCCTTGTCCGTTCCACCAGTTACTTTTATGTTTGTTTTGACTGTCAATCGAGCCCCATTTTTTTATAAATAAATGAAACAGCCAATGAAACAGCAGAGCTAAATACTGCCATAACTACGCCAATCTTTAGCTTTAAGGTCGTGACAGTTTCAAGAATAGCCTTATTCTCTTTTCTTAGTTCTTTGATTTCTTCCCAAACTAAGTCTCGCCATTCTTTCTGATCCATTACAACCCCAGACAAACATCAATTGCTGAAATTACCGCCGTTTTATCGCCTTCAGTGATAAGTGTACCATCCGGAGTTACTGCTTGCACTTCTTCCTTGGCAGAGTTAAGTGATCCGGTTTCCAGTAGGCCCTTAATTGGAGCATAAAGACTCACTATCTGTTTTACCTGATTGGTTGTAAGGCCCTTGGCTGCGTTTCTAACGAGCACCAAGTCCATTACTGCTGATCCGCACTCACGAAGAGACTTGGCTTGCCCCAGAGCTTGTTTTTGAGCGTTTAGTGAAGCCTGAGAAGCCTTGTATGAGTCAAAGCTTTCCAAGTCCTTTACAAGCTTCTTTCCTGCTAGTTTGACGCAATAAACTTGTAGCAAATCGTTGTTTTGGATTTTTGTCCAATCTTCTTCAGAGCATACAAGTGCTAGGAACTTTGCAGAACAATCTTCAACGTCAACGCAGTCAAGTGTTTCGGACTTGAGGTAATTATCCTCTAGTGAAACAAATCCCAAAGAAACAATCCCTGGCTCGTCACCAACGTCAAGGCATTGCTCACCAGTAGCTTCGCAAGTTGATTGAAGCTGATAAGCCTGAGTTGAAAGTGACTGAATCTTAGACAATGGCATCCAGTTGGAAGCCATTGCTGAGAAACTGATTAAAAATAAAAGTAGTGATTTCATTATTGTCTATCTCCTGAACAGTTTAATGACACCCCTGTTACGTCAACTGTAACCGTGCCTGATCTTCCCCGTATTCCTGTAGTCATGTTTCCTGATCCGTCCGTGTAAGGAATACCTGTCATGGCACCAAATCCACCGCCGCCTACTTCTGCCGAACAATTTAGCATAACATTTGGCTTCCATCCTGATGTTGATATTGTAAAGTCTCCAGCTCCGTTTCTTATCGGTGCCGATGAAACCATATTGCAATCGTCATAAGTTTCAACCAATGGAGTTGATGAGGTTACAGTGTGAGAGGATATTGTTGAGCCAGCTCCTCCAAAAGTAAAAACACAATCTTTTGCGTTTGTTGTGTTTGGCTTTGTCACCTGCTCCCCCGTCAAAACAGGTCTAGCAATATTCTGAGTCGATGGGCGAACCGTTACGCGAATATCTACTTGGCCAGAAGTTGCTGACCTGTCTGCTGTTATTGAGTTAGAGGTAACTCCACCCGATGCAGTCTGCTCAAACATTAGTCTGTGCATTTTTTCAGAAGTATCAGAAATGTTAAATGTTCCGCAAACTGTTCTTGGTGTTGCTGTTGCTACACTGTTTGCACTAACCCCAGATGTAATTTTTTGACCACCCTCAAAGATTATTGCCTGTGCACTTATAGCTGTTTCAACGACTTGAAATGTAGAAAAAAGACTTCCTGATGTGCCAGAGTTTATAAAATGTGTAATATCAAAACAAACATCCCAGAAACCTGTATATGGCGGCACCCATGCAACTGATACGCTTTCACTTCCTGCTGCACAAGTTAATCCACTAGGTGAATTTGTTAATGAGCAACCAATCTTGGCATTGGATGATCCTGGTCGTAAAACCATATCAAGAGAAGCATTTTCAATTGGAGAGTAAGAGCTGACGCTAACAGTTCCAAGAGTAGGGTTAGCCCCCCCAATATTCGCATCAATAAACCACGCGCTCGCTTCGTTAGTTACGGCGGTTTGAGGCTTGGCTTGATTAAGGTCCACTCCTTGTTTTTGACAAGAAATAGTTAATTCTCCATTAACGGCAATACTTGAGTCTGACCTGTACACTTGAGCTAAAATTTGAGTAGATGATATAGATGTAGCGTTGCCATAGTAGAAATTATTTCCACCGTGTACCGCAGTAACCTGACAACTAGGCGCTACTGTAAACAATCCTGTTTTGAAGGTACATGTTTTTGTCGTGGTACCCGAGCAAGATGCAAGCCAATCAAGTGTTTGTGTTGTGATTGTAGCGGAGGTATTAACTCTTGCACTAAATTCGTCTTCGCATTCAGTCGTTCCTTGGCACGGTAAAGTAACCGTCCGGTTCTCACTTCCCAAATATCCTTTATCAGCAAGAATTGTTCCTGCTAAGAGTGATTCAATCCTTAACTTAACAAGATTGCCTATGGCAGGGCAAAGAATTGATACGAATGGACTTCCAAGCCATTTTGATTCTGTTGTTGGCAATGTTTGGCTATTGATTTCTGTTGCGCCATTAAAAACTGAAATTTTAAATGCGTTATTGTTTGATGTTGAATATTCTATATAAGCAAGGCATCCACCGTTTAAAAAATCTGGAATTGCTTTTGCCGTAGTTTCAAAATATTGTCCGGCTCCACTTGCTACAAATTGAGCGTATTTTGTGTCACCTTCAGGGCCATTAAGATAAGTTTGCTGAGTAAGTGTACCACCCACATTAGTCCATCCAGGAGATAAGCCATCTTCAAAAGATTCGTTTTCCAAAAGATTTACGCCGCCTTCTCCACCACCTGAACCAGAACCAATCTTTTTAAATAGTGTTCCATCATTGGTAAACTCTAGGTTTCCTGCATTAACTCGAAGTCTGTTAGGGCCTGTGCCAATGTGCAGATGACCTTTTACTCGTCCGTTTTGTTCAATTGAAGTTTGAGTTCCAGAAAAAGCGTCAATTGTGTTAGTTTTTAAAACACCAGAATCAAGCCCAAGGTCTTCATTCATTTCAAACTGAGTTGATGAAGCATCCCATTTTAAATATTTTCCAGTAGAGCCATTAAAAAGAATTTCCTTATCAACGGCTGCACCATCACCAATTTGTACGTTGTTTCCATCCCACTTAAGCTTTTTTGAAGTCTTTTCAACCGAAAGCTTTTTGTTTGAAACGCCATCATTGGTATCAAAAACAAGCTGTTTATCATCAGACGTTTGTGGACGGCCAATCTTGACTTGATCCTGCGGAATGTTTGATTGCGCTAAGGCCATCAATGGCAAAAGCAAAAGCCATAAAAATCTCATTCTAACTCTCCTTATTCAGTAAACAGAACATTTGCGTAAGTGTCCTGTCCATTATCAATCACATTTGAGTCACAGCCAAGGAATCTTGGTGTATCTATTACAGTTCTTGCAGCACTGGCAGAAACAAGGATTCCTGAATCACCAGAAACACCGAATCCTGAGAATCTTCCACCAACGATTTTACAGTCATCACCATCAACCTGGAGTCCTGTAATAGTAGCACCCTTGGAAATAGTAACGCCTCGCTTAAAAACAATTTCAATATTGTTATTTAAAACAACCGGAATAGCTGCTGGAGCTTCACTTCTGAGGACAAGTATTTTCCATCCATCCTGAGCGTTATCAAGTGCTCCCTTAAGTGTCGCGTGAGTCACCCCTTGGTCAACACCTACAAGGCCCACAATTGCATCATAGTCTGATGATCCAGTTTCATTAGTTGCAACCATGATCGGCAAAAGAACTCTTGAGTCAGTAATCGCTGCCTGGTTAGCAATACCAGTAGAAGTGGAAACATAAAGCTCTGCAACCTTGATCCATCCTGCTGGAGTGACCGGAGCAACTGGCGATCCTGCTGGAGTACCAGCGAGATACTGAATCTCAGCTTGCCAATCTGTTGCAATGGTAAAGTTTTGATTTGAAATCAAATTTGTAAATTCATCTTTAAATTTGCGAGACTCTGTTAGCGTATTGAATCGCCCGTGGCGTACCACAAGAATATCAATGCGAGGGTTAGAAGAATTCGGCGTATCAATGTTAAGAGTAACGTCTGCATCCCTCACCAATGGCTTTCTGTCCGGCTCTTTTGAGTCCGTGACAATAGTTTGAAAACCTACACCAGCCTTTACGACGAATGAAGTTGCTGACTGATAAAGAATCCTAAACGAATCTTTAAAAAAAGCGTTAGTTTTTCTTCCCATCATTTCATAAAGCAAACGATCATAAATGCCACGTTCTAAACGCGACTGAAGCGAATTAAGGTCTTGTGAAATTATCTCCTGACCTACGTTAAACTGTTGTCTCATTCTTGCACCCTCTCTATTAAACGATAAACAGTACCAAACGCCTTCGCCTCATTAACTGCCTTGATTATGTTGGCAAATACAGTATCGCTTGAAACGCTAGAACCGTTCAAGAACTCCCTGTCTAAAAATGCCTCGCGGTCAAAAAATGAAGTAGCTTCTGGAATCTGATATGGAATTATGATTGTAAAAGCATTATAAAGAACCTGAAAATCCAATATGTTACGATTCAAAAAACTTTCTCGGTTTAAAAAGTTACCAGAAAATTGGCTATGCTCAATAATTGAGCACTCTCCTCTGATAAGCAAACCATCAACGATTGCCTTAATCGCCGGAACATTTGATTTATTTACGATCAGTTTTACCCTTTGGCGATAAGAACCAAGGCTTTCTAGTGGCAGACGATCAACTGATCTTTCCTCTCCATGAAGTGCCACATATTCATCCGATCCAGTATCAATGAAAGTTTCATCATAATGAATCTGAGAATCTTTCTGAAGCTCTGCCAAGCACTTTGCGGCGGCATTGAAAATTTTAGGCGCATCAATATTCTCCTGGAGAACCCAAGCAGGAATTAGCGTCCTAAGCTTATCAAACCATTGCTGCTGGGTCAGGCTCATACTATGCTCACCGCTCCTGCAATAAGTTTTTCATTTGCTGCTACTGCCACGTTTCCTGCTGGAATCGAGCTTGAGAAATTTGTTAGATCATTGGTTCCTGCTGGCCCCCAAATTGATAAAACATAATTGTTTGCTTGGATTTTATTAAAGCCCTCACCAATAGAGAGAACCTTATTCACATATTCATTCATTGTTTCAATGATTTTACTTACGTCTGACTGAAGCTCTGCATAGTTGGGCCCACCAGCATTGAGCGTGATACTAGCTGTCCAATTCAATGGAATAGCAACCGCTCCCCTTACTTCAATATTAACTCCTGCCGCCTTAACGCCAACAAGTCTGGCCTTTACAGCATCAATCAAAGCTTGAGAGCTGTTTCCGTTTGCGTCGGCAATATAAAGCGTAACATAAGGAATCCTGAAGTAAGATGATCCTGGCAAAATTTGATCCCCACCAATGTCATAATCAATTACCACTCTCTCGATAGTAATTGGCGCAGCCATAGATACCCCTGGAGTGGCAAGCGCAGCACCTCTAATTGCTGCCTCAGTGGCTCCTGCAAGTGCCTGGATAAGACTCTTGATAATGTCACGATACTCAGCATCTTCTGGAGCGTTAGTTCCTCCGGCCATGGCCGCAGCATTTGAAACTAAGATTGATGGATCAGATAAAGTGGATTCCAAAACGGTAATTCTGGCAATTCCAGCATTTCCATTTGTGCCGCCATCAATTGCCTCGATTTGAGCCGAAACGGTCAATCCGGTCAATGTAACGGCTTCTGTCGTTACAAAACGAATCTCCTGGCCATTGGAATCCTTTTGCGTCTTGATAATCGTACCAATAGCAATGGTCACGTTTCCGGCGTTTGTGTTTGGTCTTGAGAATGTAATTTCTCCGGTGGCCTTAGCCGCTTCCGGTCTAGCAAAGCCATCCCCAAAGTGGTCAACCGCCAAGCGATCCAGGTCTGCGCCCGATGCCAAGTCAAAAAATGTTTTTGAAAATTCAGATACGATCAATTCAGACAATTCATTCAATCCGGCCGAAAGTGCTCCGGCAAGAATATCGTGCATTGAACCTTCTGAGAAATCGGTAATCTCGCTGGCCTGAGCTAGAATTTCCGCTTTATAAAGCTCATAAAATTCTGTTAATGATGTTACTTTTGTTGCCATAAATTCCTTAGAATGTCAGGTCGCCAAACGGGTCAACTGTATTGGAAAATTCACCTGTGCCAACCGCATTAACAACATATTGAACAGTAAAAAGCCCGTCTGACTCTTGCTTAAATCTTACTGTAACCAGCTCACTTACGCGAGAATCTTGCTCAAACTGCTGCTTTATAACCAGCGCAAGCTCTTGCTGCTTGGCAAGGCTCCCCAATTGATTCTGCCATCTTTTAACGCCAACACCGTACAATGGACGGTGAACCAGTGTGCCTGGAACCGTAATTAGCCTATGATACAGTGCTTGCTTGAGATTTTCGATGCCTTTAATAAGCTGGAAATCACTGTTTGGAGCTGGCTTAAAATCGCCCTTTATGAACTCCAGGTCTTCCAGGTATGAATCTTGAATCTGGCTCATTTGATCCTCGTAATAAGCGTGGCCGGATTAACCTCACCAACGCCGCCAACAGGGCCCCCGCCGTTTGCAAACGATCCTGGGGCAACGGTTAAATCACCAGCCTGGATTTGAACATCAGCGTTTAATGTTAATTGGTCATAAAGCCAATCGGCAAATACCTGGCAAATAAGATCAAGTTGTGCGCTATCAAACGCAGCACCGCGAGCCGATTGCATCTTTGCCTTAAGGTCATTTTTTATGACTGTAGTATTTAAAGCCATATTATTTCTCCGTAAAAGACAAATCAGATAGGATGACTTCATCATCAATTGGGCTTGCCTTTAGTGTATCATACTCAGACTTTCTAGCTAGATAGTCAGAGTTATTTATCGGAACAGTAACAAGGTATCCAAACGAATCAATATGCTGATGAACAGCATCATCATTTGCGTGAACGGATAAACTGCTTAAAAGTGAGCTGGCAAATGCCTTAAAAACCTGACCAAGAACCAAGTTTTCTGTGGGCTCAGTATCACCGCGAGAAAGATTGATCCTAGAATTTGATGTGAGCCAAAACTTTTTTCCGGCCAATGCCCGATTAACCTTGTCTCCATTGGTGGCAGTATTTGGGATTTTATCAATCCGCGAGCTTAGTCTGCGGATCACATAAGCCTGATCGTCGTCGCCCTCTACATTGCAAACGATTACCAAGTCACCTGGAGTGGGGAACTCAAAGTCACCTGACTCTGTGCCAACATTTTCCCAGGTCATAGTGGCAATGATCTTTCTTTGCTCAGGGATTGTTTCCACTTCCACTTTTAGATAAGAGCGATCTTGGGCAAGATAAAGCTTTTTAACCAAACCAAGAATAAGGTAAGTGCGATCATCCCTAAACATTTCTTTTAGTTCGTTAAAGCCCTTCAACTATTCCCCCAATAAACTGCTATCCAGGTCGATAAAGTTAATGAAATCAATCTTCATGGTGAAACCATTGTCCATATCCATTTCAAACATTACTGACTTTACATAAAAAACTGTGTTAATGCGAGAAAGTGAATCGGCCCAAGCGTCTGCAAGCTCTCTTGGGTATCCTCTGCGCAATAGAAAAGCTTTTCTTTGTGCCTTATTGGCATTTGAATCAATCTCTTTAAGCTCTGCCTGGCTCAAGAATATCCTGATAGCACTACCATTTCTCATTTGTGAGAATTTGATCGGTGAAGTGTCTTCATTTCTTTCTTCTGGAACTTCCATTTCATAAGTGGTTAGACTTCCCTCGATCTGCTGTCTTGAAAGCTCCTCAAATATGGATTCACCAATCTTAATCAATTGCTCTTTGTTCGTTATGTCTTTGACCAGGAAAGTGTAAAAGTCTGCATCCTTTGGAGGATCAATCTTTTTACCATCCTTATCCAATTGCGGCACTGTAGTTCTGACGTTTCCAAAATTGGCTATAAACTGCGCGTCCTTCGCCTCTTCTGGTAGCTTCGCTTCTTCAATTCTTTTCTCAAGAGGATTGAATGACTTGACCAGCACGTTAAAATCTTTGGCCCTACCAAGTTTCCTGGTAAAGTTTAAATCCTTGATGTTTCCACCATAGATGAAATGCTTAATGTTTTTCTTTTCGTAAATGTTTTGAGGCTTGGTTATAACGTACTTATCAAGCTCAATGAATCCAACAAAACCAACGCGAGAAACTATGTCTTGCATAATCTCCCAATAAGTTTCTTTTCGCTTTTGATTTTTTACTGATGTTACCGGATTAAAGTCCGGTGCCAATTGCGCAAGTGTAGGCATTGGATTTTCGCCAGTTCTATTATCAACCTTAATATCCTTGGTTGCTAATTGCTCGTTGATTAAGTCCTGGATGATCTGGTCAATTGGCTTTGATAGTGCAATTGGCTCAGTATTGACTCGTTTCTGGTCAATGAATAAAGATGTGTAATCCCTGCCCTCTAGCTGAACCGTTCTTGTCGTGTCATCAAACTTAATTGAAGACTCATCTGCGAATCCGATAAAAACCGTATTATCTGGAGTGGGCTCAATAAGATTGAGGCTATTATCCAGGTTATAAGTCTTCTTTCTGTCTTCCATGCAAATGGTGACAGCGCAAGCTCTCATGCAGCGTGGATCAAATGGAAAAGCCGCATAATCAATTGTTGCCTTAAATGTGTCTGCTTCAGAGTAGTCATTTCTCTCAACGCTTAAGCTCCTGCATGAAACAGGTATATCCTTAACCTCTTGTAGTATTGCGCTACCTGATCCGAAGTCCTCCCAACGAGGCCTAAGAATTACGCCGCCCTGGGGATAATACAAACTCATAGTCTAGGAATCTCCAACAATGAACCAACCGATAGCTCTGTGGTCGTAAGATTGTTGTAATCGTAAATCTTCTTCCAATTGTCAGGTGATCCATAAAACTTAATTGCGATCTTCTGCAAATTGTCGCCAACTACAACCAAGTGTCTTGCCAGTGGTAATTCACTATTTAATTGCGCCACTCGCGCCTTAAGTCTTTGCAACAATGCCGTAAGGCTCGCGCTCTGTCTTATTGCTCCAGTGTAAAACTTTGCCGACTCGTATCTGCCAGTAAGTGCTGCGGTATCATCAAATGCTTTAAATGCCCCAACGGTGCGCTTATATGTGCGAAGCTTATTCTGGGCATATTTAATAAGCCCCTTCGCTCGCGTGACTGATTTTTGAATGTCTTGAACCGTGCTAAGAATCTGGTCAACGAATCCAGTTACAGTTCCAATGGCCCCCGCAACGTCACTTGTTAGCGCGGTGATCTGGTCGCCAATACTGCGAGGAACAGAATCAGGAATATTGCTATTTGTGTCCTGGAATCCAATTGCAGCATCAATAAGGTCTTTGTTAATGGCAAATGGTATCTCTTTTGATCTTTGAAGAAACCTTGCATTTTTTGGAGCGTTAAATCCAATGATGGAAAAGGTAATTGAATACTTAACCTTGCTCAGTCTTTGCATTTCAAAATCAGTTCTTAAGATAATGCAATAGCGATCAAACTCTCCCATGGTAATACGAACCACATTACCACGAATACGAATGGCATCAATCTGCTGCTGAAACTCTGTGGCAATATTCTTAAGCTCTCTGTTTGTGTAACGCTTGTCTTTGAACTCGCCATTGATGGTTATGTCAGTTTCTTCAGGGCCCAAAACGTGCATTGTTGGCTCTGAATAACCGGAATAATACTCCTTCTTAATTCTCTGTGATCCACCGAACTTAAATGGAACCTGGGGCATTAAATTGCCAACCAGGCGAACCCTGTCTCCCTCTGATCCGCTATTCAGGATTTCCTGGATGAGCATACCCTCGGCAAAGTCATTGCCGTCAAAAGGTGGCTCCACCGAAGTCTCAAAAGGATTTCTGATGGTATTCTGTAGGCTATTAACCTTTCCCTGGAATCCGTTTACCAAGCTCATTAGATTGACTTTTGTTGTAAGGCTGCTGTGCCGCTTACAGTCGCGCTAGTCCTATTACGGCTTGATTTCTCAAGTTGATCCTTAATAGTAAATGCAATCCTGTCTGGCTGTAGCACTTCCTTAAAGTTATTGGTCATTTTAACGTCATAATTATTAACCATATTGGAAACTTTTGCATTGTCCACATTGCCATCCTGCAAAGGTGACTGTGCCCTTCCAATAGTTTTCATGAACTCCTCAGTAGCATTTTTCATGCCTTCACCAAAGATATTCTCAGTTCCAAAAAGAGGATCAGAGAAATTACCAGAAAGTAAGTTTTGAACAATCTGGCTGATGTTAAGAATTGCCTGGGCCCACATACCAACAAATCCTGCAATGAATCCACGGATAGCGGCGTATGTGTATAGGAATCCTTCCGCTAATAACTTAAGTCCATAGCTAAATGTTTTGATCTGATCTTTCATAAAATCAAGAACGCTTGTGCCGCCAATGATTGTATAGAATAGTTCTTCCCATCCCTTAATCATGTCTTGAATTGGCATCATGAATACGCCAAATGCTTCTGAAAATCTTTTGGCTATTGATGCGATAGCAACACTGTTTTCTGCAACCCAATCAACAAGCTCAATTTTTGCTCTGGAAAAAGCCCTGGTTAATCCTTGTAATGGAATTAAAAAAGCCGCAACACCAGCAGAGAATTGCAATATTCCAGCTAGTGCTATTTTTATCAATGGCCACAAGAATCTTAAAACAGTTCCAAGGTTTGACATAATCCAGGTAATTCCACCGAATAGCATCTGGAGTGGCTTCATGCTTCCCATAAATGCCTGAAGTGCTTGCATTGCAGGGCCAATAAAAGGCATTTTTGCCAGGAAGTGAACAATCTCTTGAAGGTGCATAAACAACAATGCAACACCGGCCAAGCCTATTGATGATTTAAAATCTTTTGAAAGGTCTGCAATCTGTGAAAGCCCTATGAAAAGCTCTTTGGGATTTTCAATCATTGGCTTTATAAAATCAGAAAACATTTTTACGAGTGTTCTGCCTTTTGTATTTAGCCACTCAATACCAATATTTAAAATTTGAATAAGTGGCGGCAAAATAGCTTCGCCAAGTGGACGCAATACG